ATACATCTTGTAAGTATTTCATGTCTTGTATAATACAGTATGATAATTTTTGTTTTTTCTTTTTAAATTCTTTATAATTGTCAACACATTCTTGATCTAATAAATTTTTCACATAATATTTTTGTTGTGAAAGGTTAGCCACTAAAAAATCTCTGAGTTCATCTCTATGTTCTCTAGCCAACTTAGCAAAATGATATTTATCATTTCTTTTTAAGAATGCTGGTAACTTTGCTGGCACTTTACCATTATACTTAAAGTAATCATAAGATTCTGTATGAAAATGATTATTGATAGCTAAGTATAAACAGTAAGCGTCGAATCCTTCACGACTGGTCATTAATATAGTTTAGGTCTACCCAATGTATTATTGTTTAGTTGATTTATCTGTTCTCTACGAATTGCTTCTTTCTTTTTTCTTTGTCTTTTCTGTGCTGGCTTTTCGTAATATTCTCTCTTACGAACTTCTGCAACAATACCTGCTCGTTCACACTTTTTCTTAAACTGTCTAAGCATTACATCAAAAGGAAGAGGTCCGTCAAACTTCTTTTTCTTTTTAAATTTTTTTCTTTGATGATAAGGTTTTTGTCTTTGTGGTCTCATAATTTATATTGGTAATTTTGCATTTGATTCTTCTTTTAAAAATCTAAGACTTACAGCCTCAGCTTTTATTTTCTCTTTTAGGGGAGGAGTTATCAATCCTTTTACTGAATCAGGTTCTAGATGATTCTCTTGACAAAAATGAACTATGGCGTCTATATAAGTAAGATGTTTATCTATTACTAATTGTTCAACTGAGTTTGTAAACTTCTTTTTAGTTAAGATCATATATCTATTATACTACGGATTTGTGTCCTGTCAAGCCTTTGGTGGGTTATTGTGTCCTATCATTGAATCGGGATCCCAATTCTGTATTGCTTGATGAATAGCTTCTTCTGCCAATACAGAACAATGTAATTTGATTGGTGGTAATTGAAGAGCCTCTGCTATGTCTTTATCTTTTATTAGTTTAGCTTCTTCTATTGTTTTACCCTTTAACATTTCTACGAACATAGTGCTTGAGGCAATTGCTGAACCACAACCATATGTTTTAAACTTAACATCTTCTATAACATCACCATTCATCTTCATATCTAACTTCATTACATCACCACAAGAAGGAGCTCCTACCATCCCTGATATAACAGAATCATCAGAAGGATCAAATCTTCCGACGGAATGTTTTTCTGGATTTTTGAGTACTGATTCAAATCGTTCTACTACTTCTTTACTATATGCCATATTTCTTTTATTAATTTCATGAATGTAAGGGTATCATTGTTATAAATATATGTTGGAAAATCATTAGATTTTCCATATAACTATTTATAAACAAAGGATACTCCAATGAATATTAAACAATCATGGAGTAGACACGGCGAAGAAGTAAAGGCTTCTGCGGCCTCTTTCATTGAGATTGCTTTTGTGACTTTAGGTTGTTTTTCACCTATTATCATAATAATGATGTCGGGAATGTAAGTAAGCAGATTCATAATATAACTTGGGCACTACTCCTATAAACCGAATTCAGTTTTATACTGACTGCGAAGACTCAACAACTGGTCAATCCAGTTGTTTGGGTTTTCGACAAATAACTGTGCTTGTCCAGTTTCTTCTACAGAAACAATAGTTACTATTCTATCTATCGGAACTTGATATCTTTCTTCAAACATTTTGGCGTAGGCTGTTTCCTGCATAAAATAATTTTTAATCTTACTTGGTGATTTAGCCTTTGTTGATGTTTTAAAATCTATTACTGAAACTTTACCAGCGAACTCGGCAATACAGTCAACTCTCCCAGCCATACAAAGATCATCACTATACAAAGAACCTTCTAACATATAAATGTCTCCAATCTTCTCTGTTAATTCTCTAGTTTGATTAAACATCATTAAATCTAATGGTGTAGCCTTAGCTAACTTCTCTGTTATATCAATGTTGTTTAAAAAATCTTCTTGAAGATAGTGATATCTTGAACCACGACCAGCTGCCTGTCTAGAAATCTGATTGGCTTTTTCTTCACCAACATTCTTTCTCCATTGAGCTATCCATTTAGCATTTAACAGTCCTGTAACTGTTGTGACTGAAGGATACTTATTTCCTTCTGGTGTAACATAATATCTTTTTCCGTCTATTGTTTCAGTAGGTAAAGTAACGGACTCATAACCTTTTAAATGATTAAACATAATTTATTTCTTTTTTCTCGCTTGTATTTCTGCATGTTTCTTAACAATTTCTCTAGTCTTAACTTCTTTACCAGTTCTTCTAGTATGTTCTCTGGCCACATTACTACCTGGGTGGGCTTCACCAACTTTCTGTAAGACTTCTTTGAATCCATGATTATCAACATTACCTGCTGATATTGTACCTGAAACTATACCAGGGACTTTAGTGTAGTGTTGTTTCATGTGAGGATTATCTTTTAAGTATTGTTCTTTGGCAGAGATAGTCATGAAGTGTTCTTCTACTTCATTTGTTTCTGTATTTAGAAAATCATAAGTTGGCATTCTTTGTCCTTTCTTTTAAGATATCTATTTCTTTAAGTTGTCTCTTATTAGGCTCTTTAATTGTCTCTAATCTTTCAAGAGCTCTTTTTCTTCTACCAACAACTCCACCTGTATGACTAAATTTCTTCATATAATTCTCTTATATATTGTCCAATGTAATTAAGTAGTTCATGTAAACTAAGCACCATTATCCTTTTAGAACTTGTTTAGAGTCAAGAACATCAGGAATTTCATCCATCTGTTTTTGAATTTTCTTTTCAGTTTCACTATTAACTCTGTTAAGTTCACCTGTCAATTCTTGAATGAATTGTTTCTGTTTGATAACTTCTTCATTACTAGCAGACTTCTCTGATACAAGTTCACCTATTCTTTGATGTGCCTGTGCTAATTGTTTCTGTAATTCTTTAATATTATCTTTAAGAATATTAATTTCAGTGCTTAGATCCATTTCTTTTTCTTCCCTACAAATTTATTAATTATTTCTAATTCTTCTGTTTTAAAATCACTTACAGTTTTAGGACCATATAATGTTCCAAACCTAACACACTTATTGGCTGCATCACAATGTAATATCCAATCTTCATCAGTCATTTGTGTCTTATGTTGATTATCATCTGTAAACTTAAATATTTCTTGTCCCACCCGTGTGAAGAATACTTCTCTTGGAGAGGGATCATAATATCCTCTAGGTTTTCCGTTATACAATGTACTTGTATGTTCGTCGCTCTTTAAGGCGTCACTTGTTTTCATCATCTTTTTCCTTTTTATTAAATTGAATTATATTATCCTTATATTTTTTTGGTTGTTCTTTTGGTTCTTCTGGTTCTTCTTCTTGAAGTTGAAATTCTTCAAGACCTGCACCAGATAAAATTATAGGTAATAAATCTCTACCAATTAGTTCGGCAGGAATACTACCTGTTGCAGAAGTTGTAATTAAATCATCTAATGCTTTAGAATTTCTTAAATAGGCGTCAAGCATTAGAGCGAAGTTAGTGGCGGCTTTATATACCTCATGGGATTCCCAATCCACTTCACGATAAATTGAATCTTCATCTTCACCGAAGATGAGTTGGACATTACGATCTTTAGTAATCTTGATAAAGGCATCACCGACAGAACCTGTGATAGTAAACTTATTCTCCATCTTTCTCTTTCTTTTGTTCTCTCATGTGTGCCATGAAACGATTGAATCCAGTATCATCAAAATAAGGAACTTCTATTCCATCTGAATTTTTATATTTGTTTTCTCTTAGATATTCTAACATATACATTGAACCAGATTTCTCACCGTCTTTATATGAGAAGTAAACAGCAGCTACTATAACTCCTAAATAAATTGTCCATTCTATTATTGTATAAGTTTCCATTGTATAATATTATATAAAAAGAATACCGGCGGATTCAAGTATTATCTTGTAATCTTTTGGAGTCTATCTATTTGTGATTGTATAATAGCCTTTCTATTAGGCCAATAGATATATTCTTTATCTTCATTCTTCATTAAGTTTTGTAATAGTGGAAGAATGAGTTTTTCACATTCAATTAATCTGTCTTTAAAATCTAATTCTTTTTTAGTGTCTATGGATTGTAGGTTGTCTTTGTGGTCATCTAGTTCAGATAATGTTTTAGAAACTAGTTTAGATAGTAAGTCAACTTTAGAATCAAGTTCTTCTATCTGTGCTGAGTTGGCTTGTCCCGCTGACGACTTTGCTACTGCCTCTAATTTCTCAGCAACCTCTTTCCCAATACTGGCATCTTCACCAGTCTTAGTTTTTAGTTCGTCTTGATCTACAGCTGTAAATCCAAAATCGTTAATCTCAGTCATTTGTTGTTATGGGTACCCATTGTATTTTGATACCTCTCCTGGTTAATTCATTTCTTATCTTCGCTTTCACTTTTGGTTTAGTACTATCATTATTTAATTCTTTGAACAGTTCATCTTTTGAAATGTTTTTGATATAGTAATGTTCAAGCGTAGTCTTCTTAGTATTTCTATCGTATTTTTTGTATGATGGTTTTAATTTTATTGGCATTGTATTTTTAAATGAAAGAAAGAGGGAAATTAATCCCTCTTACTTATATCGATATTAGCTAGAGGAATCTTCTTCTGCTTCAGCTGTTTCTACAACTGGTGTCGCTACTCCTTCTGGAGCGGCTACTTCACCTTGTTGTTCTTTCACCTCAGCAAGAAAAGTTTCTCTAAGTCTTCCGACGCCGGCTAGTTCTTCACCACGAAATGCCCCTCTTTGTGAGCAAACATCTATGATTGAAACCACACCTGCTATATCTTGGACTGTTACTATTTTAGCTTCCATTTTTTTCTCCTGTTATTCATAACAATGGTTAGTTAAAATGAATTGAGATTGACGCTCCTCTGAAACGCGGATTGACTTACACAATCCCAATTCATATATTAATTATACTATTGAACTTGAATTCCGTCAAGCCCTTATTCGTGTCCTCCTATTAGTTGATGATTAATTTCTTGAACCTTCATAATAACAGTTCTGATCACCTCCTTAGTTTTAGATTTCTCATTATATAAACCTTGTCGGGTAAATTCACCCACACTAATTATTTAACTTGGAAATCTTGACACGCTGGTTGCTTTAGCAGGAACATTACTATCAGTCTGTTTTTTGATAGGTGTTTCTATAGTTACTTCTGCTGTATAACCAGATTGAACTCCAATACCTTTCCATGTATTACTACTGGAGTCCCATAAAAATTCTATTTGAGTATTCTTCATTGGATCATGTAATTCTAACATACCAGCTACAGGATCGAACTGTCTTAATTCACCAACTTTCTTTCCGTCTGGTGTATTATAAAAGACTGTTCTTTCTTCTAGTGTTAATCCTAATTTATTACTCATGTAAGTATTTATGACGATGCTTCGTCTTCTTTAGTCCAAACATTTGGAAATGCATCAGCTACTATTGCTTTAGTAATTCCTTTGTATGGTAATTTTTTATTAACGATTGAATGTAAGAGTTCAGCTTCTGAGTTATGAAGTGATCTGTACATATTTAAATATATTTCTTCTCTCTTAGACTGTCTAACATCTGCGCCACCTTTGACTAGATATTGAAAATTTCTGAATGCTCTTATTAACCTATCTTCTGCAGTATCAACTGAGGGAGCTGCACTTGGTAAAACACCTTCAGGTAAAGGTCCGTCTGGAACTAACCATTCTATGTTATCTGCGTATGCTCCTCTGAGTATATGCATGAAACCTGGATGATTTTCATATTGTCTTAGAAGTTCAATCTTTTCTTTTTTTGTTTTGAGTTTGGATACAGCCGTTAAGATTTCAACCGGCGATGCATCACTTGGTAATCTACTATAATCTATAGCCATAATTTAATCCACCTTTAGTAATATCATATTATTATTTATACGACCAGTAACTGAACTGGCCTTTGAATTTATTTCATTCATAATCTTATTTAGTACGATTGAACCACCCGCTAAAACACGGTCAAGAAAATGATCTGTTTTAACACCAAGTTTTTTACTACAAGATGTATCAGAATCAAATTTCTTTATAGTAGTTCCGGTCACAGTAAGACCTCCTCTATCCTCTGAATCATACTTTATTAATTCGTTTGTCTTAGAATTAAAAACCCATAATTGTTTTGCTCCAACAATTTTACTAGGCTCTATTGACTTAATTCTATTCTCTGTATCATGTTCTAAAAACTTTAATTTAGATACTACTTTAACTGCATTGATTGCTTTAGCCTTTCTAGGTTTTCTTACAGGTTTATTATTTTCAACATATCTCTCTGTATCAGTTTTAATTTTCAAAACAAAATTATAAAAATCTGATAACTCACTTTTACTTAAATGACTATAACCTTCTTTAAGTTGTTCACACTCACCCGTCTTTGCTTCTTTTAATTCAGCAAGTAGTTCATCATATTCACCAACGATTGAATTGGCCACAGCTGATGAAGTTTCTTTTTCTGTTAGATACTTGTACATATCAAACTCTATAATATCCCATGTATCAATGGCGTAATCAACATCACCTAATAATGCTTGGCCTTTATTACTAATATTTTCTTGAACGGATAATCTTTTCTTCTTAACAACTTGGTCTGTATTTAAGTCTTGTTGTTTAAGTT